CGTGATTAAACAGCCGCTGAATATCTTTTGGAGGAGTAACTCCGTCCGCATAGATAGCCTCTATCTCAGTATACGGCGGCTCTTCTCTATTGCCCGGCTCGTAATACATTTCAACTACAACGCCTAATGCTGGGTGTGACCAAGATACATTACTCACCGTTGCGTCCCTCTTCTCTAGTAATTAAGTATTCAATTGCTGACAAAGGACTATCTAATCCAGTAGCAAACCCATTCATCCAACAAGTAACAGGGTCACGATCACCCCACATTTTTTTGTAACGACGGTAATCACGCAGCTGCCTTGCTTTGCTATTACGAAAATGATTTCTCCAAAAAAGTAAGTCCTGCATTGCGGCAGTCTTAGCTGTCAATTGATTGATCTTTAACATCGAAAATCTCCTCAATGGTTTTGTGCTTCGGAATAAAATTAATGTGCTTGACACCCCATTTGCCTACTACCTCAGAAATAAACCCATGCAGCCCTTTGTAATCTGGCTTTATGTCGTTAGCAGCGCACCAATTAAAGTACGCTTTAACTAAAGAGCTTGGGTAATAATTATCTGTATCAATTCGTTCGGTCATCACGCTCCCCCAACTCTTCGTTTAAATAATTAATGCAGCACTGAATGTCTAATTGTATTTGTGCAAGATTGTTAGTTTTGTTTTTGAACAGGCTAAAAAGTTGATCTGCTTGTTGTAACACCGTGATAACTGAACGCACATAATAACGATCATCAAACTGCACTACGTTTTGTTTAGGTTTAGCAGAGTAAGGAAACAAGCTTCTTGCTACTGCTTGAATTGAATAAACGTCTTTGTAATCTGAACCCGTATCGTGAAGATGGTCTTGCAACGCAGCACATTCTGCTTTTACAAGCTCAGGACACGCAGCTGAAATAAATTCAATAGGAATTACTTTTGTCATTTCTTTCTCCTTTTGATTGAGGCGGGAATCCGATCCCCCCACCTACGGATGGGGGTCGGTTCCAGCCGATATCATTCCTTGTCAATAAAGGTTTTGACCAGTTCACGAACACCATCTTCCAGTTTGTCAGGCTCCATTACTCTGCTGATAAACTCACCTTCATAAGTTTCCCAGCTAACCTCAACCTTTCCACACGGAAGTATTTCAATTTCATATAATGCTTTCTTACTCATGCTGCCTCCTCATACTTACGCTTCATAGTGAATTGCGACATAACATACTCGACCGCTTTCTGTGCAGCAGACGCAGCTTTAAGTATGTATTGGGGATCATCCTTGATTGCTTTTTGCCATGACTGAAGATAACTAGCGTGCTGCTTCAGGTCATACGACACTCCAAGCTCAGCGCATAAGAACACACTGCCAAGCTCGGCAACCAACTCTTCTTTCGCATAGTCTTCGCTGCCGAACATGCCAGTAAGCGGTCTATCTAATCGTTTACTGTGACCAGTAGCGTGAATACATTCATGGTATAACGTTGATTGGTGGTCATCATCTGATTCAAATTGCCCTGGCATCGGCATCTTGATCGTATCAGTGACAGGTGAGTAACAAGGATTATGATGAGCGTCACACTGAAGATTAACTTGGATAGCCTCTGCAATTTCATAAGGCCGCTCCAGTTTTGTCTGTCGCACTTCGATTGGCGGTACTTCAATGCCGATCTGATCTAGATTGAAAAGGTTATACAGCTTGGCAAACTTAAACATCTTTTCAGGGTCATCCTTGTCAGTACCAGTACCAAAGAATAGAGCTGGCGTAGCTGTCTGCCCTTTGACTGAACCTCCAAGGTCTTTTGCCTGATTAAACGTCACCCAATATGGGCTTGTATAATCATTAGCCCATGCCGAGATCATCGTCATTATTTGATTAGTCCCAGTGTAAGGACGCTTACTCAACCAGTTGCAATGTAGACGTGACTGTGATTGCCAAGTCTTACGCCAAGTCAACTCATCTTCCATTGCTTTAGATATAAGCTCGACAATACGATTGTATTTCTTAGACATACCTAACTCCTTGTAATTGAAAATAGGCTGAAGATATCTCCAACCTTTGTTAAACTTTACCAACCTTTGCAATGTTATGCAAACATTACTATCAATAATTAGTCGGCAATTAATTCACCAAGCTCCGAAAACTCGGGTTGTTCAACGGCTGCATAACCAACCGCATCCATCGAGTCGCAAATATCCTGCAAGTAAACAGGATGCAAGCCTTCGTCTAATCGGCTATGGAATTTCACCTCAGCTAAATAAATTCCCGTGTGATCTACAATCCGATATGCATCCATCATCCTTCCTCCGGCGAAGCTATCAGCGCAGCCACCATCAACATCGCCATTGCATACATTCCGAGGCTGTACAGAATATTCTTGCCATCCGCCATCATCAGCCCTTGAACACAAAGCACAATCCCCGTTACCAAATACACATAGAACAATATCTTGTAAGCATTCATACCAATCTCCTTGGATAAAAAAATAGGGGCCGAAGCCCCTTGGTGATTAAGCTACCTGCTCTGATTTGTTGCGAAGATACTCAAGTGTTCGTTCGGCTCGTTCTATCTGAGCAGAGTGAGCATCCTCAACCGCCATCGACAACATCTTCTTACCTGACTTTGTTTTGCGTTCCCAAATGGCGATCTCAATTCTCTTGCCTTCGAGCATGATTTCTCCCTTGAAGGATGGAGCTTTTTCGCTGCGCTCGAGTCCCTTGTCGTTGTAGAAGGCTATTCCTTTGTTGTTTTCGATGTTAAGTGCCATGATATTTCCTCTATTGATTGATTTGTGTCGTTGCCGACAAGAGCAGAACTTCACTGGCCGTGCATGATTGCAAGGGGGAAGTTGAGCGTGAATCGCGGAGGGTCCGCGCGAGGGGGTTATCGCGTGGAAACCGTTATTCTCGCGGCCCTTGCGAGCAGGTGCGGACTGTGAATTCGTTGCGGTTGTCAGGCTACGACGGGTACAAATCTATCGATAGAGGACATATCGCTTATGGCGCTTGGCGTCGGGAACGGCAAAGGGTTCTGCAACGGCGAGGGTGAGGAGCAGCGGAAAACGGAATCCGTGTGAGCAATCAGTATTGAAGGCGATCCCCCTGCCATTTGGGAATGCAGGACAAAGGCTACGAATCCGCCGACAACAGCTGCTTACTCTGATCATATCGGGCTAGTCGATACTCTACGTGGAAGGCTACTGTATAGCTCAGGGGATCCCAGCCAGACTCTCACACTCGTCCATACCAGCGGCAACTACTCTGCAGCCACAAGGGGGGTTCAATTGACACCACGGGGGGGAGAAACTGCGACAGTCGATATATATAGTTCCCACCCAGATACAAAAAAAGCGGAAATTGAAAAAAGGAATGTGTTATAGATACTAGCTAAGCGGCGGGTTTGTTAGAAGAAAAAGTAATATCGGAGAGGGGTTTGTATTTCTATGGATTTATCTATAGGATAGGGGGGGTAAGGCGGGCTTAATATGCCCGTTTAGTTTTTAAGGAGATCTAGAATGGAAGATAAGAGCCATACAGTTGAATATACGTCCATTGATTACCACTCAATGTGCGAGAAATCCAAGTCCAGAGTAAAGGAAATGCAGAAGACTGGTTACCAGACTATGCATGACGCCAAGAAAACCCCAGAAGAGGTAGGGAAAATGGACGGATACTCAATCATTATGATGGGAAAGCATGACTAATCAGCGCAATCAAGGCTCTGGCAGGCCATCCAAGACGGATCTTGCTAGTAATTCAGCTGGGGGAAGGAAGAAAGTCGGGCGTCCAAAGGGTGACGCCGCGATAATTAACGAGTATAAAGCCCGTATGCTGGCCTCGCCGCGCTCAAAGAAGGTAATGGATACCATATTTGAGGCTGCACTAGACCATGACCATAGAAATCAGGCCGCAGCATGGAAGTTAGTAATGGATCGGATACTTCCGGTGGCTGCATTTGAAAAGGATATTGTCAAAGATGCGGGAAGAAGTGCGATACAAATTAACATCACTGGTGTTGGAACTACGGCTATTACGCATGGAGATCAATCGGCAGTGCAAGAAGAAGACACGGTTGTTGCGATCCAAGATCCGAGCGATCAAGCACAGCATTAAGCAGCTATTCCATGAAGTTTTTCGATAGATCTGAGTTTAACTGCCAATACACAGGGGAAAACGAGATGAACCCTGAGTTTTTGCAGAAGCTGGACGAACTACGCGAGATATGCGGCTTTCCCTTTGTTATTACCAGCGGGTACAGAAGCCCAGACCATCCCATCGAAGCTGCAAAAGAAAGCCCTGGCACTCACTCTGAAGGCATCGCTGCCGATATTGCGGTAACTAGCTCGGCTCGCAGATACACACTAATTAACTACGCTTTTCAACAGGGATTTACGGGGATTGGAATAGATTCTGGGTTTATTCACCTAGATATCCGTGACACTGTGCCCGTAATCTGGACGTACTAATGTTATATACTAAGCACACAACACTTACCGACACTACGCTGACAACACTATTTACTGTTCCCAGCGGATTTCATGCTGTTGTTTCGTATGTATTTGTAGCGAATCACGGCGGCTCTACAAATAATATAGATTTGTATTGGGATTTAAGTGGAACACCGCAGGTTTATATTTTTGATGGGACTAATGTAGCGGGTGGTGGTAAGGAAACATTAGGAAACGGAGGAGGTCCGTTGTTTGTCCTCCATGAAAACGAAGTGGTTAAGTGCCAAGCTGGGGGGTCAGGGAATATGGAGGTTGTTGTGACTTTTGATCTTCTTGATATGCCTCCAGCACTTGTAAACTTTAATGGGAGCTAACATGAAAGCAGTGCTATTGTGTGTACTTTTAATTATGGGTGGTTGCGCGTCAAGCAACTCCTTGTATTACGAAGCAGTCCAAAAAACTGCAGAGGCTAATGCAAAGGCAGCGCAGGCTAAGTTTAATGCTTTGTCTCAAATTGCATCTAGTGGCGATGGACAAGCCGCTAGTGCCGCTGTGATGGCGCTGGCTTTAACGCAAACTTCTAGCGTCCAACCTATTCCGCAAAAGTCCGAGGCAATTCAGTGGGCGTCTATATTAGCGTCACCTGTAACCTCTTTAGGAATGATGTGGATGCAAGCTGATTCAGCCAAGACTATGGCTCGATACAACGCACAGGTAGATCTTGCTTCTGTTCAGGCTGATGCTCAAACTCAACAGGCTTTGTATGGGAGCTTTACGGATATTTCTAGTGCGGGTCTTGCTGCTGTGGGGAACGTAGATTACACCCCGTTTATTGATGGCATGGTTAATCTCGGAACTGCAGGTCTAGACTCCAGTGAAAATATTGCTACGCTTGGTGTTAATGGCGCAGTCACATTGGGTACCGCAGGAATTACTGCTACGCAAAATGTAGGCATTGCTGGAATAGAAGGCATTTCCACAAACAGCCTTAACTGGCTTAACTATTCCGAAACACGCGACACTACTTGGAAAGACATACTAGCTAATGAGCAAAGCGGATGTGTTGTTACTACTAACGAAACTAATCAAGTCATAGTAACGTGTAATTAGCCTTGGCTGATTTGAATGTTCAGTTGCTGCCTTGGCAGCAGGAAGTCTACTCTGACCCTTCGCGGTTTAAAGTAGTAGCGGCTGGACGGCGAACAGGAAAGTCCCGTCTTGCCGCATGGCTGTTGATTATCAATGGCTTGCAGGCCGACAAAGGCCATGTGTTTTACGTTGCGCCCACTCAGGGTCAGGCCAGAGATATTATGTGGCAAACCCTGATGGAGCTAGGACACCCTGTGATTGCGGGTTCGCATATTAATAACCTGCAGATCAAGCTGGTCAACGGGGCCACAATTAGTCTCAAGGGAGCCGACAGACCTGAGACAATGCGTGGCGTGTCCTTGAAGTTTCTTGTGATGGACGAGTACGCAGACATGAAGCCTGACGTATGGGAGCAAATCCTCCGTCCAGCACTCGCGGACCAAAAAGGAGAGGCTTTGTTTATCGGCACTCCCATGGGCCGCAACCATTTTTATGAGTTGTACAAATATGCTGAGCTTGGGGATGATGAAACCTATAAGGGCTGGCACTTTACAAGTTACGACAACCCAATTCTTGATGCATCTGAAATTGATATAGCTAAAAAATCTATGTCGAGCTATGCATTTCGACAGGAGTTTATGGCTTCTTTTGAAGCGCGAGGCTCCGAAATGTTCAAGGAAGATTGGGTTTCTATTGGCGAGGACAATATTGAAGGCGATTACTACATTGCTATTGACCTTGCTGGTTTTGAAGAAGTAAATAAAAAGCGAACAAAGAATACTAGCCTAGACGAAACAGCAATTGCGGTAACTAAAGTAAGCGCTGACGGATGGTTCGTAGAAAATATTATTCATGGCCGGTGGGACTTAAATGAAACCGCTATGAAAATCTTTCAGGCTGTGCGTGATTATAAGCCTGTAAGCGTAGGAATAGAAAAAGGAATTGCTAAGCAAGCCGTAATGTCGCCATTAACAGACTTGATGAAGCGCTATGGAATGTTTTTCCGTGTAGAGGAACTTACGCACGGAAATAAAAAGAAAACCGACAGGGTTATGTGGGCATTGCAGGGGCGATTTGAAAATGGTTATGTTATTTTAAATAAGGGCGCGTGGAATACGCGGTTTCTTGACCAGTTATTTCAGTTTCCAGATGCGTTAACACACGATGATCTGGTTGATGCGTTGGCGTACATAGATCAGTTGGCGCAGGTTGCATACGATTACGAGTATGAAATTGACGATCACGAAGTTTTAGATGTTATATCTGGATATTAATAGGAAAGAATCATGGCAGACGAAATTTACGAACCCGACCCTTTAATGATTGAGCAATCGCTTGCTGGTTGGGTAATGACAAAGTGCGAAGATTGGCGCGATCATTTTGAATCAAACTATGAGGAAAGATTCGATGAATACTATCGGTTATGGCGAGGTCAATGGGATCCTGCTGACTCTCAAAGAGCATCTGAGCGTTCTAGAATTATCGCTCCTGCGTTACAGCAGGCTGTAGAATCTAACGTAGCAGAACTTGAAGAGGCTACTTTTGGACGTGGAAAGTGGTTTGATATTTCAGACGATGTGGGCGATGGGCAAAGACAAGATATTTTGTATTTGCGGAAAAAACTAAGTGAAGACTTTGAATCCTGTAAGGTTAGAAAAGCTGTGGCGGAATGTCTTATTAATGCTGCCGTATTTGGCACAGGCATTGGTGAGGTGGTTATTGAGGAGATTAAAGAAATGG